TGGCGATGAAGAAGCTCACGACGCCCCGTCCTCCGAACTCCCCTGCGGAGCCAGCGACACGCCCAGGTTCGGAGCGCCGCGGAAGATCTTGCCCTCGCCCTGAGCAGGGTCGAACTTCAGGTCCTTGATGTCCTGCTGACAGTAGTCCGACGACGGTGCCCCTTCAGCATCGTTGGGGCCGGCGTGCGTACCGCCCGTAGGCATGAAGTCCGGCGTCGCCTGCTCACGGTGGGTCTTGACGTCGAAGTGCTCGGCGTTGAAGACCACCGTGCTCGGCACCAAACCACTCGTCTGCGTGCGAAGAATCGGCTGCGGAGTCGCAGGAGAGGTCGGCATCGGGAAGATGGCGTCTTCACGATTGCCGCTGGTACCGCCCTTGAAGACGATTGTCATCACTCACCTCCCATGCCAGCGAAGGGGTTGGCATTCGTGGTACGACCAACCCCAGCCTTGTTGTGGTTCGGCTGCGCGAACGGTACCGCAGCAGGGTTCGGGAACGGCGTGTTGGGGGTCGGCGGCTGCGGCGGCGTCGGGGTCACCTTGCCCGTCATGCGATTGACCGGCAACTCCTTGCCCACGCCCCGAGATACTGTCTCTTTGGACAGGTCGGGAGTGGAGAACGTCGGCTTGCCGAAGATGTCGACGACCGCGGTGTCCGGGAGTTCCTTCATCCCCGGCTGCGTGCCATCCGGAGCACCTGCCGGGAAGCCACCCGGATACTCCGGAATCTCAGGAATCACGCCATGGTTCAGCGTCGTCGGGTCATGGTCCCACGGCTGCATCGAACCCACGATACGACCGCTGCCATCGTTGGCGTAGATGGCGTCGGGGTCGTAACCCTGGTTGCGAGCCATGATCCGCAGTGACCGCGACTGGCTGTGCTTGTTCCCCGATGCCGGATTGGTGATGTAGGGCGGGGAACCATTCTCTCTGTCCACTGGCATTGTTCACCTCCAGAGGGCGGGTCCGTACTGGCACCCGCCCTTGCTGTTTGCGTCAGGACTAGCCGTTCGTGACACCCGTGATGGCACCCCACGAACTTGGGTGGTCGAGCTGAAGCGTGGCATCCATGAGCACCAGGCCACGGGTGTGATCGCCACCCTTGCCCAGCGGCTTGTGCTGCGGAGGACGGAAGAACGCCACCTTCGCCATCGCCCGGTCCCCGATGAAGTACGCACCGGACGCCGAGTTGGTCGAGATGGGGATGAACCGGTCCGTGATGACCGCGTACAACTGGTTGAACGGCGTCTCGAACACGTCGATGTTCGCCACCAAACGCTGGTCCGTCGCCGCGATGTTGCGGATGTTGCCCGAACCCGAGGTGATGGTGGCGTTGACGAACTGACGCTTCGAAGCGGGAGCGAACCACAGCGAATCGGGCTCCGCGCCGTTCTTGAACATCGTCTCCGACAGGGTGACGATGTCTGCGGTGGTGACACCGCCAGACGCCGAGGACTGGGTCGAGATGCCGAAGCCTCTGAACCCGAACGCCGAAGGGGCCGTCGCTGCGGCACCGGTCTGCGTCGCCGTCGCTCCGGTCGAGAACATCACCGACTCGAAGTTGCGGGCGAGCACCTTGAACTCCTTCATGATCTGGTGCTCGTACATGTCCCGGATGCCAGCCGGGTTGGCGTCACGTTCGCGGTCGGAGACCACGACGTCGCGCCGGAGGATGGTACACACGTTCCAGAGTCGCGTCGGAGCGGTCAGCGCAGCACCAGTACCGGCGGCGTTGAAGTCGTCGCCTTCCAGCACGCCTGCCGTCGACGTCGCCACCAGCGTATCGACCGTCCACGAGTGGACGACGTCGGTGGCTCGAGTCTTCGGGGCGCTGGAGAAGAACGGGGTCTGGAACGAATCGAGGATGGTGACGAGGTCCGTCAGATCCTCGTGATGGATACCACCGAGGGTAGCCTGGCCGAAGAAGCCAGCGACCTGCGTGGTTACTGCACCACCAGGAAGTGCCATTGGTCACTCCTTGACCGGCGAGCCCCTACTTGCCTAGGAACTCGTCCGAGATGACTCCCTTCAAGCGCGCTTTGGCGTAAGCGGTGGCATCCTGCGTCGATCCCGTCTTCTGGAACCGCTCGAAGGCGTCCTGGATCGCTGCGTCCTGCCCCGGCTCTCGCCGTCCGTCGCCCGACCGGGATGTCGGAATACCCGCATCAGCACGCCCTGGGGTCTGAACTTGCAGTTCGTCCCCGAGCGACTTGCGCCGGTTTTCCGTGAACTTCAGGAAGGCGTATTCCATCGCCTGCACCGGGGCCGCCTCGAACATCTTCGGGTACGAGGCTGACAACTCCGGGTCAGTGTTGATGAACTGCGCCACGTCGGTCTCGAACTGGACTTAGTCTGGGTGATTGGCGACGATCTGCCCGCGAGCCTGGAGCCCATTGGAAATGGGCCGAAATGCTTCCGCGAACTCCGCCCTCACGACTTCCCTCAAGGCGTCCACAGGGACGCCAAACTCGGTCAGTCGGTCTTCAGGGCGCACCGAACGACGGTCCGGAACGGATTGACGAGGGGTCCCCTCGAGCCCGTTCTGGAGCATCTGCGACAGGAGCAGGTCTTTCTTCTGGTTCTCATCGAAAAGACGCTTGCCCTCGACGTCGCTCGCCCGCTTGGCAGCGACCAGCGCCTCGACAGACGGGTAGCCCATCAGGTCGGGGTTCAGCGGCTGCTGCGGGGTCGGCTGTGGTTCGTTAGGCTCTGGCATCGTTGCCTTTCCATGGCACTCAGGGGTTCGCCCCGGTGCTCCCTGCTGCGCCCTGCCGGTCGAGTTCGTCGAGACGGCGATTGTGTTCGTCCACCGACACTTCATTCGCCCAGATGGCTATCATCCACTCAGCTTCGCGGATCATCGCCCTCAGGACATCATCGTCGGTGTCGAACGCTTGACCCGCCATGACCTTGGAGCGTTCTGCCCGGGTCAGGCATAGGGCCTTGATGGCATTCCGGCCTCGGTTCTCGAGCGCCGGCCTGATGACATCATTCCATCCGGGACTCATCAGCACAAGTTTTACCTTGTCCAGCTGCTCCCCGGTCAACGGCATGTCACGAAAGTCCCGGCATCGGTGCCGCGTTCCCCGTCTGCATCAGGCTCCCCAAGGTCTGGGGCGACAACTGCTCCAGAGGACTTGAAACCGCCCGAGCCACCCCCATCGGGGACTGGCCGGTGTCTTGGGCAATCTGGTTCACCATCGGCACCTGAGAAACCAGAAGTTCGTTGACGTTCTTGAAGTCGAACAGCTCGAAAGCCTGACGCGCAAAGTTCGCCCAGTTCACGAGTTGCATCATGGCAGGATTGGCCGACATCATCTGCAACAAGGATACAAGATTCTGCTGTCTCACCGTCTTGCCCATCATCTGCGAAGCCCCAACGGCTCGAGCCCGGTAGTCCGGAACCAAGTCCTCGTAGTCGATGGTCGCCTGCTCCGGTTCGTAGGGCAGACCGGTCGTGGGGTTGGTGGTCGCCAGACTCCCGAGGATGCGGATCTCATGCGGGAACGACAGGTACTTCTTGTCCAGCTTCCGGAAGGCGTTGGCCAGGGGCTCGATGAACCCTTCCTCGGCCAGTCTGGTTTCCATGGCGAGCCGGGTGAGAGCGTTTTCCTGACGTCCCAGAAACCCTCGGGCAGTCTCTCGACCCGGACCCGCCACACCCCCAAGCAACGCCTCGGTCTCGCCAGTGCCAAGCTGCATGAACTGAAAGAGTTGCGCCACTTCCGTGTACGCCGCCTGCAGCCCTCGCATGTCCGGGGACAGGGGCCGGATGGTCGTTTCGTCCGCTGCGCCATCCACCAACAGGATCCGCCCAGCCCGAGAGAACAGGTGCTGGGTATTGATGTTCACCCCTGAGTTCGCCACCCACATCGGGTCGATGAGCAGGTCCAGAGCGTCCAGTTTCTGGTTCGCCAACCGGTTGGCGGTCTGCTGGGGACCGAAGGCGACCTCCGTCTTCGCCACCCCATCGAAGCTGTAGGGGTCGGGCATCGGGGCGTAAGCAGCGAATGGCAGTTCCGAGCCGAACGGGCTCTCCCGGTTCTTCAACACCACCCGCTGATTGCCGATGGCGATGCAGCGGAACCGGACCCCGTCCTGAGCGAACTCCTTGGGGACCAAGCCGTGCATCTCCCATATCTCCACCGGCTTGGCGAATCGCTCCGAGGCTCTGGCCTGGTAGTCGTACTCGTTCCGGTACGTGACCCGACGTCTGGCGTACTCCTGAGCCAGCGTCGTCGACATCGGGGCCTGCCGGAGCTGCTGTACGGCTGCGGGGTCGAAGTAGGGATAGTCCGAGTTGGCGTCTTCGATGAGGTCGTCAAGGTCGGCGTAGTAGCGGTGGATGACCCACGCCATGTCCTTGATTTTCGTCCGCGCCGGCTGGGGCCAGAAATCAAGCCTGTCCACCGGCTCCCAATCGGGGCCGTCGAACACTGTAGCCATGCTCTCCCGAACAACAGGGACTTGAAGACCCGGGGCCACGTATTCCCGGTTCCGGGTGCGCTCCATCCGCTTGATCTGCTTCCAGCCATAGCGGGCGATGGCAGTCCCGGAAATGTCGCCCTGAAGGAAGAAATCGGCAGCCTTGACCACCGAGTCGCAGTCCTTCATCTGCGCTGAAACCAGCACCTCGTTCTTACGAGCCCTCGCCACGTCCTCGGGGGCGTAGCCCTCGAAACCAACGATAGGCCAGGTACCGAAGGAGGTCTGGACCTTCCGCGCCACGTCCGACTGGATCATGGCGAAAGTGAAGGGAATATTGACGTTGTTGCGGAACTGGGCGAGCCGTCCCTGCCACACCCCGCGGTAGGCGTCGTACCACCTCTGGAGCCTTGAATAGACCCCTTCGTAGTAGCGGTGGGACGCCTGACGCCTCGCATCGACCAACTCCATGATGCGGGCATTGGACATGCGGGCAGCGATGTCAGGCCCCGGAGGAGTCGACTTCGGTGTCGGAAAGTTCGCCATTCCTTGGGTTCTCCAGTCGGAGTGAGGC